CCGATTGTCTTGTTGTGCCAGCTTAATCGCAACGTGGAGCAACGATCAGACAAGCGGCCAGAATTGGCAGACCTGAAACAAACCGGGATGATTGAGGAAGACGCTGATATGGTGCTGCTGATTTACCGCCCAGGGTATTACAATCAGGATGTTGATCAGTCCATCACAGATATCATTTTGGCGAAAAACAGACAGGGGGCCAAGGGGGTTGAGCAGCAAGTTTTGTTCAATGCAAAGCGCATGATGTTTGAATTACATAACTATTGAAAGGAAAAATTATGTCAGGACTTAACAAGGTAATGATCATCGGAAGGCTGGGCCGTGACCCTGAAATCAAGTACGCACAATCCGGCACGGCAATCTGTAACCTGAGTGTCGCAACTTCCGAAACCTGGAACGACAAAAACACGGGCCAGAAGCAGGAAAAAACCGAGTGGCACCGGGCAGTGGCCTTCGGAAAACAGGCTGAAATTCTGGAAAGGTATCTGAAAAAAGGCGACCAGGTCTACCTGGAAGGCCAGCTTCAAACCCGGAGCTATGACAAAGACGGGCAAACCCATTACGCTACGGAGATTGTTGTCAGGAATTTCACGTTTTTGGGCGGTGGGCAGGAGCAGCGACAGCAACCGGCAAGCCAGCCGGAACAGAAATTTGATGATTCAGACTCGATACCGTTCTGACAAGTAGGGTAGCATACCAACCAACCAAAAAAACGCCTGTACGGGCCTCATAGCTAACCTTACAGGCAAAAACAAAAGGATCACGGATGAACATACTTTGCATCGACCCAGGCACAACTGAATCCGGTATAGTTGCCATATCACATGGCGGCAATGTTTTGGTTACAGATCCGGTCATGTCAAACGAGGAAATCCTGCGGGATCTGCAAAATGATTGGTATCCAGAATTTGATTTAATGCTGATTGAGATGGTGGCCTGCTACGGTATGCCGGTTGGAAAAGAAACCTTTGAAACCTGCGTTTGGATTGGGCGGTTTATCGAGGCTTTCAACGGGCGGACAGAATATGTTTATCGGCGGGATGTGAAACTGACTCTGTGTAATTCCATGAGGGCAAAAGACGCAAATATCCGTCAAGCCATTCTTGACCGTTTCCCTGCTACGGGTGGCGGTCGAACTCCGCAGGTTGGAACAAAAGCGAAGCCTGGTCCGCTATACGGCGTCAAAAGTCATGCGTGGTCCGCGCTGGCAGTTGGCTTGGCTTGGTTGGATATGCAAAAAAGTGTGGCATGAAAATTTCAGCAAACGGCGGCATGACCGCTTGCACCACGGGACCGTCCCCCTCCTTGGACCGGTCACGCACGGGACCGAAGCCCCCTTCCCGGATACAGGTTTTCGAAGATTTTCCCTGTGAAAAGGTGACCTGGGCAGCCGTGCAACACAACTTTTAACGATAAAGAGGGCTTGAAATGAAAATCCTGAAAACCAAATGGTATCTCTACAAAATCACCGGAAAAGGGACCGGAATCATCCGGGATAAGCCGCTGAATGCAAAGATGGACGGCAAGCTGATTTTAGCAAACTACAAACACGCGTATGTCGGATGGAATGTTGAGCGTGGCAACAAACTGGCGGCCATGACGGCAGGCAATCAAATGAAATGGGAAGTGATATGAAAATTAACTGCCAAAAATGCAAAAAGCACCTGGGTGAAATCCGAGACGCAACCCTGAGAAAAGGCATCGTCTATCTTTGCCGGGAGTGCAATACGCAGCGAGTGGCGTTGGAGATGATGAAACAAAACGAGGACAGGAACAGTAATCCGTTTGGGGGTATGTTCGGGTCAATTTTTAGATAATGGAGGCAGAATGACATCTGAAGACTACAAAACAGTGCTGAACACCGTCAGGGCAACAATGGACAACGCACTGCGGCAGAACGAAAAACTGATCCGTGGGCTGCGGTATTACGCCGAATCAGACTGGCGCGGAGTTGCGCTGGTTGATCGGGGTGATAGTGCCCGGGAAATACTTAGGGAGGTTATGTCATGAGAACATGCTTCACATGCGCCAGGCGCGGAGAAAAAGACTGCACGTTGACTGGACTGGATCATGAGGTTTGCAAGAGCAGTGAGTCAAGGCCGTTTTGGAAGGCCAAGTCCGAGCCGCCATGCGACCTGTGTGTGCATCACGAGGGCATGGACGCGGGGCAGTGCGTTCATTGTGATGGGAACAATAGCCGGTTTCAGGTGGTTGATTCTCAGCAGGAACAGCTCAAGGCGTTTCTGGATCAGCAGAAAGATACGGTGAAGTACGATCCGAAATCCCGGTATTACGATCACGGCGGGATCGAGGTTTTGGATATCATCAAGGCCAAGTTGACCCCAGAGCAGTACCAGGGTTTTTGCCTGGGCAATGCCATCAAATACACATGCCGTGCAAACCACAAGGGCGACTACAACCGGGATCTGGAAAAGGCGGAGTTTTATGCACGGGAGGCGAGATGAGCATTGAGAAGTTGGAAGAACGGGTCATTGAGTGGGCGAATCAGCGGAATTTGTACCGGCAGTCAACCGATGAAACAAGGGCGTTGAAATTAATTGAAGAAGTTGGCGAGCTGTTACATGAGGTCAGGTATCGAAATATACCAGATATTGCAATGGAGGCCGGCGACGTTATAGTCACGCTGATTAATCTTCTTCACCCCTTGGGCCTGGATCTGGAAACGTGTTTGGGGGCGGCGTATGAGAAGATTAAGGATAGGCAGGGGAAGATGATCAACGGCACATACGTGAAATCGGAGGATCTGGAATGATCTGCCCCTCATGTGGAAAACTCGTGATTTTTTATCGATCAACAACCGGCCATTTCTGCCACTACTGTGGCTGGGCCGAAAGGAAAGAAAATTGAACGCTTTGAACCAAAAACGATCTGAAATCGGAATGATCCTGCAATTCGCCTTGTCGGTCCACGCCAAAACCGAAAAAGGCCGAATGAAAAACCTGCTGTGGAAACTGGCTGAGGCAGCGGACGGTGAGCTGGCCAAAATGCCAAAGATGACCAAAAAGGACAAGGCAGAGATTGCCGATACGCTGCTGAGATTTGGCACGGAATCCGGGTGGGAGAACAAGCCAAAGGCACTATCCACCCATCTGTCATTCTTTGCGGACAACCTTGACGCTGCGCAGTATCGGTATGACCCCCGCATCCTGGTCTATCTTAACCAGATCATTGAGCACCTGGAGCGGGCAGGCCGGGTGAGTGTGGCATCGTGCTGGGCTGGTGGTTTGGCAGGAGAAAAATGGAGACAGGAGGTGGCGGCGTGAGCATTGAAACCCTGGAAAAACAGGTGATTGAGTGGGCGAATGAGCGGGATTTGTACCGGCAGTCAACGCCCAGGTCCAGGTGGGATAAGTTTATCGAGGAAACTGATGAGCTGATGGAGGCGTATTTTGATATTCATGACGATCCGACGGCAGAGTTGGAAGACGTCCGGCTGGAAACCGGCGACGTGCTGGTGACGCTTATCAATCTACTTCACCCCCTCGGCCTGGACCTGGGAACCTGCCTGTCAGCGGCATATCAAAAGATCAAAGACCGGAAGGGGAAGATGATTGACGGGACGTTTGTGAAGGATGTTGAGCAATAGTGGGCACAGAAGGATTAAAACATACAACCAAATAGGGGGCAAAAAGTGGAATTAAAAAAACCAGTGCTTTTGACAAGAAAAGAGGCGGCAGACTATTTAAGTCTGAAAAAATCGACCCTGGACGCCTGGGCGGTTAGGGGCGGCGGACCCGCTATGGTGAAAATGGGGAAAGCTGTTCGCTACAGACTGGCGGACCTGGAATCCTTCATTGAATCGCGTATCCGGCAGAACACCAGTTCTACGGATGAAAAACAAGACGGTTTTGAAATGGGTGGTAAAAACATAGACTACCTTAGGCTCGTAAAAGATATTTTTGGAGCGAATATTGACCCGAAGGACATAAATATATCTATTGGGGAGATAGAAAAAGCCATAGAAGATTTAGATACCAGAGAAATATTTGTTTTAAGGGGAAGGTACTCTGGGAAAACGCTAAAAGAGTTGGGGCCGTTAATAATTAATACCAGACAGCAACAACCTGACACTGGTGTTTCTACGGAAACTGTTAGACAAATTGAGGCAAAAGCCTTGAGAAAACTCAGGTGTGTGTTTAGGCATGTATCACAACAAGATATTACTTCAACTTGACTATTGCGATAAATAATGCTATGCTGTAGTAATGCGAAATCAATAAGGAGCAAGGGTGGCGGCAAAACCTAAAAACAAAGGCGGAAGGCCGAAAAAAGAGATCGACCAGACCGAATTTGAAAAGCTGTGCGGTATGCAATGCACGAAGGCTGAGATATGCGACTGGTTCAACCTGACCGACAAGACCCTTGAGCGGTGGTGCAAAGAAACTTACAAAATTGGATTTTCCGATGTATTCGCCAAAAAGAGAATCAAGGGCAAAATCGCACTTCGCCGCAATCTTCTTACCATGTCCTCAAGCAATGCCGCCGTTGCTATATTCTTAGCCAAGAACTGGCTTGGCATGAGGGATAAGGTCGAGACAGACCCTGACGCGAAACCGCAGCCTGTAAAGGTCAACATTATGGTGGAAGATGGCCGCGCTTAATTTCACCGTCACCAGGCCGCAGGGTCAATTCCTGAACATGAAACAGCGCTTCCGCGCCTTCGTCGCTGGCTATGGATCTGGTAAGACCTGGATAGGCTGTATCGCTCAATGCGTCAACGCATGGCAGCAACCTGGATTCAATCAGGGCTATTTCGCTCCCACTTTCCCGCAGATCCGGGATATCTATTTTCCAACCATCGAAGAAGTAGCGTTCAACATCGGCCTTAATGCGGAAATCAAAGAATCAAACAAAGAGGTGTTCCTTTATTCAGGCCGTCAACTCCGGTCAATGATAATCTGTCGGTCAATGGAAAGGCCGCATACCATAATCGGCTTTCGGATCTCCCACGCATTGATTGATGAGCTGGATGTCTTGCCAACCGACAAGGCAAGGATGGCGTGGCGCAAGATTTTAGCCAGGATGAGATACCCGGACGCAAACAATACGGTTGATGTCACCACCACGCCGGAAGGGTTCAGGTTCACACATGAGCAGTTTGTTAAACAGGTCCAGGATGAGCCGGAACGGGCAGAAAGGTATGGATTGATCCAGGCCAGCACCTATGACAATGAAAAGAACCTGCCGCCTGATTATATACCGTCATTGGTAGAGGCATACCCCAAGGAGTTGATTGACGCTTATATTGATGGTCAGTTTGTCAACCTGACAAGCGGGACCGTGTATCGAAACTATGACAGGAATGTTCATGCCAGCACCGAAACTATAGAGAAAAAAGAAACGCTTTTTGTCGGCATGGACTTCAACGTGGGAAAAATGGCAGCGACAATATCAGTACAGCGCGGAAACGGGTATCATGTGGTGTCTGAATTAAAAGACGTGTTCGATACACCAGACATGATTACCCTGTTAAAAGAACGGTTTCAGGACAAGGGCCACAAAATCATCGTTTACCCGGATGCTTCTGGCGGGAGTAGGAAGTCAGTTGACGCTTCAAGCTCTGACCTTGCCTTATTGCAACAGGCCAGGTTTGTTGTCAGGGCAAAGTCGAAAAACCCGGCGATTAAAGACCGGGTTCTGTCTGTCAACAAAGCATTTGAAACCATGCGCCTGTTTGTCAACGCTAAGAACTGCCCAACCACCGCGAGCTGTCTTGAACAGCAGGCATATGGATCGAACGGAGAACCGGATAAAACTGGCGGACATGATCACATGAATGACGCATTAGGGTATTTTGTGTCGTATGAAATGCCGGTCATTAAACCACAAGCCACCATCCACAGAGTAAGGGCCAATTAAAATGGAAAAAGTATTTGAAAAAAGCAGCAACTTCCAGGCAGCCACAAAACGGGGCGAGCTGATCCGGGATCTTTTGGGCGGGACTCCTGCGATGATAGCAGCCGGGGAGACGTATCTGCCGAAACAGAGCGCGGAGCATGTAGCTGATTACGAGATACGGCTGAATGGCGGGTATCTGTTCAACGGATACAAGCGGACCCGGAGCTATCTCACAGGGCTGGTGTTTTCGGAGCCGGTCAAGATCGGCGAAGACTCACCCAATAAAGCCGAATTCGAAGACATGGAGTATGATGTTGACCAGCAGGGCAACAATCTTCGCACCTGGGGGCAGACTTTTTTCGAAACAGGGATTGATGACGGATTGGTGGCGGTCCTGGTTGATTTCCCGCAGGTTCTGACCCGCACCGAAAACGGCCGCCTTGAGTTCTGGGACGAAGAAAACGAGATATGGAGGGCAAAGACGGCAGCAGTTGACGCCGAAAAGGGCTGGCGACCGTTCTTTGTCTTGATCAACCAGGCTAATATCCTGGGGGTCAGGTTTGTGTATGAAAACGGCAAACGGATACTGGACATTATCCGGATATTCGAAACCGTCGTTGACCAGCAGGGCGATTTTGATAATGAAGATATCGAGATCGAACAGGTCCGGGTGTTGCGTCGAGGGTCATGGCATATCTACAGAAAAGATGAAAAGGACAATGTGTACCTTCATTCAGAAGGCGAAACCAGCCTCGATGAAATACCGATTGCTTTTTTCAAACCAGGAGAATCGATCGGCAACGCCGCAGCGCCGGCCCTGGAAGACCTGGCGCAACTCAACAAGCGGCACTGGCAGTCCACTTGTGACCAGGTCAGTCTTATGTCATTTGTTCGCCGGCCACCGTGGTTCGGGAAGCTCCTGACCGATTCTGACGGTACCGTGGAGTTCGGCCCCGGCAGGCTGATCCATGCGGTTGACAGCGGAGCCGACCTGAAGAGCGTATCAGTCAATCCCGAAGCCGTCGATAAAGGCAAGGATGAATTGCTGTCCCTTGAGGAAAAGATGTCTCTTTACGGACTTGTGACGCTTCAGCCTAATTACAATTCCGGAAGCAAGACTGCGTATCAGTCCCAGCAGGAAACCACCGAATCAACCAGCCTACTGAAATCCTGGGCCTTGGGTTGCAAGGATGCGCTTGACAACGCCTTCAGGTTTGCCGGTATGTGGATGGGCATTGAAGCCGGTCAGGAGCCGTGGGTCTATGTCAACACCGAATTCAACCCGGCCGCTGGCATGGAACCCGCCATGATGTTGAAGGCTATAGAGGCGGGAGTTTTGTCCCGGGAACAAGTACATCAAGAGTTAAAGCGTCGTGGGTTAATTGGCGAAAACTGGGACTGGCAGGATGTGAAAGCGATGATCGAGGATGATTCCAGGTTTGGGGGACCGGCAGGAGCATTGACGGGGCTTGCGGATCAGTTCCCAGCCGTGCCAGGTACTCCAGCACCAGGGCAGGCCGGCCAGTAGGCTGAAATGGAAATCCAGCATTCGATCTTTCAAGGACGTATTGTAAAAGTGGTTTCACCAAGGCAGAATAACACCGGGTGAAAAAAACATCAATTGATCAATAATTAGCGAGGGCAAAAATGAGCAACTTGACAGAACATGCAAAAAAAGAATTCAGGGCGATGGGGTACATTCCGTTGGATCAAGAACAAGAAGAAGGGCCTAACAAATGGATACAGGAAAACCTGATTGAACTGCTTGATGTGTTTTCAAAACAAGGACATTCTGGTTTCAGCGCCGGGTATTGTATCAATGCATTCAACAAGCTTGCCAGGTTTGAACCGCTGACCCCATTAACCGGCGAAGACTGGGAGTGGCAAGAAGTAACAGAAAACTTGTGGCAGAATATCAGATGCGGGCGTGTTTTTAAAGACGAAACAGGCAAAGCCTATGATATCAATGGCAAAG